ACACACTTGTAGCACTTGCTACCCTCCCAACGGAGGTCTCCAATTTTATCTCCAACCTGGTCCTGCTGTCCTGAGGTTGACCCAGGACTCCAAGTCTGATCAAGTGTGGTCTCAAAAACTACTTTCATTGGCATGACTTATTTCCTTTCTCTGAGGATTCAATCTTTGAACCCTCAGGTTTACGAGTACTCAAGACGGCCATGCCGACGCAGCTGAGTAGAGATCATGTTGGCAGCACAGACAATCTGAGCCGCACGGTCAAACTCGAACGCTTGAGGCTTCCAATCAGTCATGTCAAACCACAACTGAGGATCGTAGACTACCTCAATCCAGTCGGTATTGAGGAACAAAGCGTTCTGATCGGTGATGTTAGAACTATAGATGACAGGCTTACCCTTGAAACGCAACACCTCAAAGCCCATATCAGCGAGACGAGTCGTCTCATCCTTGATGATCTGAGAGATATCAATAGCGAAGTCCTCGTAGTACTCGAACATCGTCTGATCCATGATGATCAGGTTTGGAGCGTCTTGATTAAGATGGATACCATTGTAGAGCTTCTTCATGTCCGTGAGAAGATCTACGTCAACCGTTGCCCAGACACCTTCGTAGTATGATGGTCCCCACCACTCATTACCACCATCAGGGATATCTACTCCGAGGGTGTTGTCTGTGTAGCTAGAAGGACGTGCAATTTTTCCATACGTACCGGATGTCCGGTTGGTCACCAGAGGAATCATATCGTTGAGAGAGGAGATTCCGTCACCACCCTCAGCAGAGACAAAGGCTGCCCAAATGTCAGTCTCATACTGTTGTTCAAGACCATCACGGGCTGCGGTGATACGACGACCAACGTAGTCCTTGATCTTTGATGGACCATTGTTCTTCTGGTCAGTAAAGGTTGAACGTTGAATGTTAGAGGCGATATATCGCCAATCCCAGTGTGCCAGTGTGTCCAACTTTGGCTCACTAGGAGTCATCACATGGCCCTTCTTGACCTGCTCTGGAGCAATCTCTCCATAAGCGATTGTGCGTGTGATGATCTCCCCACCGACCTGTTCGGTGAAGGCTCCAGAGTTGAAGAGAACATTCCAGACGGGGGTAGCGTTCAGAATGTTGTCAATGGCATCTTCGCGGATCTCATACCAGGTACTGACGAACGCATCGTCAAGTGTTCTAGTATAAGTTGGAAGCGTCGTCGCCATAAGAAGTTACTCCTTGCAGTCGATTCAGTATCTACTACTGTTCGGGGGTTAGTGTCCTATCAAGTGCGTCTCCAAGCGAGATTTGCCACGCCTTGCGACCTACTTGTGGACCTGCTGTTTTTGATCTGACAGCTCTACGTTGAGGTGTCGGAGTTGGTCTTTCACTGTGGGTGGATGGCTCAGTGAGGTTTAGGTCTCCGTCTTGCAGCTTAGCGAGAACATAAAGCTGTTCTACGGAGAGTCCTGCACCCTCAGCTCTTGAAATGTCAGCCATCTTACCACGATACTTCTCAAAGTCCTTGTGTTTTCCTGCAACCTTGCCGATCTGGGTATCCATAGCAGTTTTCTGCATACCATCAGCAAGCAGCTGTAGCTTATTCACCTTCTCAGTCAGAGGACTGATCTGAGCTTCGATGTGCTTAGAGATTGTCTCAACCACGGTCCTGATACCAGGATCGAGGTCTTCGAGAGCATCCTCAGGGATCTCCAAAGCAGCAGGGGAGGATTCAGGTTCAGCTGTATCAGACACAGTAACCTTTGCAATCTTACCGTCACGGTTAGCTTGAAGGATTTGTGCCACCTCAGGGTTTGAGATAATGCCAAACAACAAACGCTGGGCTTCTGTTTGAGCAGCTGATTCCTGTGGTTGACCGTTATCGGGGGCCTCTTCAGCACCCTCCTCAGTATAATCAACCTCCTGGACTTCATCAATGCTGGTGTCTTTATCAGCCATTTTGTACGATCTCCTTAGTTTGGACCTTTTCAGCGGTCACCTTTTTGGGTGTGGGAATACTAACATCCTTGGATTCTGCAATTAGAGCTTCCTGTATAGCCTTCTTGCGTTGGACACTATAACGTCTCTGTGCTCTAGCAAACTCTACTTTTAGAATGCGACTGATTCGGTGAATATCACGACGAGTGACTACTCCCTCGAACTCGCACTCCCATCTAGCTGGCCCTATATTACGAAGTGTGACTGCTTTAGCTCTGACTTTTGGTTTATGATTGTTCTGTGAGTTGTCTGTCATCATAGTAATGCTCCACTAGAGACTCCTAACCGTTTACATTCAGACTGTAATTCCTTACGGGACATAAAACGATGTTCCCGATCTGGATAAAGATGCTCAATTACTAATCCTTCCACCGGCCAGTTGTCCCTGCGAGGGGCTCCCTGCACCGGCGATTTGACCATTAGGAGGTGCTTGTGAACCTTGCACCGAGGAACCCCCAGGCTGTCTGCCTCCTTGTCTGGCAGGGCCTCCAGCTCCTCCGCCGTCAATGCCCGCTGGATTAAGGACTCCTCCTGCGAGCCGCAGGCCTTGCATTGCATCTTGTATATCGGCATTGAACACTCTCGCAAATTGTGGGTCGTTAAAGGCATCGGAGAGATATAGACGGAGACCTGCTGGGTCTACTGCGGGGTCCTGTATCATCATTTGGTAGATTTGGAGAGCCTCAATACGTCGTTGGCGTAGCTCTGCGTCATCTGTGAAGTTGACGTTATAGGAGTAACGAGCTTTTAGGGATGTCCCGGCGAATTGTTGCCAATCACTAGCGTACTGCTGTCCAATGACCTCAACATATCGAGGTATTGTCCAGTGCTCAAAGATGATACCATTGACTATTGATATTGTGTCCTCATAGAGGGTTTTGATAGCCGAACCTCGTCGGGACATTCGCAGGTCAGAGGCTTGTTTAACAATACCGGCCTCAGTTGCTGTGCGACGTCCACCTGAGAACTCACCTAGTTGGTTCCTTGAGAAGCCAATCTGTTCACGTCCGTTACGACGTAGGTGTTCCTCCTCAAGGATTAGAGTCTGATCTGGGTGAGTACTTAGAGGGACGATAGCTTTTTGGATATCAGAACCAGCCTCGATCTTTGCAGCTGCGGCAACGTCAGGTGAAAGCAGCTTAGCTAATTCATCATCAGAGAGTACGTCGCCGTCATAGAGGAACTTGAGAACAGCTAAGCGTCTTATCTTTGTGCGTTGTACCGCGAGGTCCGATATCTCCATCTGGATAGCCTGGAGATAGTATGCGTCTGAGGTAGTCCAGAATGATCTAGCCTTTGGAGTGAATGATACTGCGGCAAAGGGTAGTACGTTGTCAATTTGGAGGGCATTAATGTCATCCCGTAGAAACTTGTCGTAGTTAGGAGCGATAACCATGATACGACCGGTGCGACGATCTTGAATCTCGAATAGTTCAACATAGGCTAGATCTCGAGAGCCTCGCTTGGAGTGTGTGAAACGTCTTGCACGGCCTACATTGGGATCAGTTGGACTCCCTGCTCTCCATAGACGTATAGTTGAGGAGTATGATTGTACGAAGTTCTCCATTGATAGATTAGGGATTATGTTTTTGGTGTTGGAGTACTTAACGTCAGCTTGTAGATCGTCAATATGACGTACAAACCTGTGGACAATCCAAGGTGTTGAGTTTAGTCTGAAAGCTCCCCAAGGAAGGATGAAGTCACGGGGATCAATTGCCTTGACCCAGGGCATTCCAACAGACACAGTGGAATCTGTCTCGATCTTGCGATCTCCTGCTTTACTGAATTGGGAAAGTGAGAAGCCCATCTTGAGAGAGCCGCCCAGATCGTGCCGAGGGTCGAATCCATATTCGCTATCGTAACCGATCTTGAGGATACCAACTCCAAAAAGTCCGGCGTGAAGAGAAGCAGTTTCAACTTCGTCCCTGATTTTAAGCTCTCGAAGGAGAACATTGTCTATAACCTCCACGATAGGTGCTTTGTTGACAGCTTCAGGATGCTCAGGTTTCACCATAATCGCAGGGTTGGGGACAGTGAGTGTTGAGAGAAGTGCGTCCATTGTGGACATGATTATGTTGGGACCGTCATTAGCCATAGACGGATGGGTGTTGTAGTACATTTGCTCAATGTCACCCCAAGTACCCTCAAGACCGAACTTGCGACGATAGTCCATCCCGGATTGGATCTCAAGGCCCCATTCTTCAGTAGTAAAGTCCCTAAATCCCATTAGTTGAGCCTTCCACTAAAGGGGGAGAAGATTGTGGAGGCAGTTTGGGCAGGAGCGAAGATAACACTAGAGTTCTGTCGTGTTCTGTGTCGTGCTCGAAGCTGCTCAATAGCTCCTTCAAGATCGAACGCTCCAGGAACAACGGGTATGCGTGTTGGATGAGCAGCACGGGTTCTCTGCCAGAGTTGAGTCTGCATTGAGAGGCAGTCGATGAGGTCATCATGTGCTCCTCTAGGGAAGGACAAGAATTCTGTCATTAGTTCCTTCATATACTCTCGAATGTGAATTGCACCAGCAGCAGCTATAGGCTGGAGTCCCATGATGTGAGTAGGCTTGGACTTTTTTGTGCCTCGTTGAATTGGCTTGAGGTTAAAGAACATACTAGATGATCTCATACGTTCTTTGACCCAATAGTCGATTGAGCGTTGGTATGCTACGTCCTCGTAACCTACTACTAAAGGATGCCAGCGTTCAACGTGATCGAATATAGCGTCAAGCATCTCACCAGGATTACATCGTGCACGGAAGTAGTCAAGGACGTAGATATCACCAGTTAGTAGGTCTTTTCCGGTTGTCATTACCACTGAGTAGTCCAGCCTGTCCGAATGTCCGGACGATAGCTCTGGGTCGGTAGCGGGGTCAATAGTGGTATAGACATGGAGAGACTGTCGGGGAGGAAGCTCCGTGTACTCGTGGAACCAATCAGCACGGAAGAGCATGTCACCGACACTGACCGGACGGTTGAGCATGAGTGTGGAGTAAAAGTATGGGCCAAGTGTGGCCTCGTACTCAACAAGTACGTCTGCGTCAAACCTCTCAGGGTAGGTAACCATTCCTCGTGGGTCAGAATTACCATGTTCATCCTCCCGACATGATCGTTCGATAGTAGCGTATTGCGGCTCGTTTTTCTCAATATGAGTCATTAGATCATGCTCATACCATCGAGTGCCTACTACGACAATTTCGTCTGTGGATGGGTTGGTTAGAAGAGGGAGACATAGGGAATGCCACGCGATGGCCTTTCGCACATCGTCGTGGCTTGGAGCTAGGGTTTCTTCTCCGAGTTCGTCAAAGTCGGGGGCCACTGTATCGTCTTCGATTATTATGTTATAGTGGCGGGAGGTGGTTTGACCTCTCACTCCTACACATTCGAAGGTTGACTCAGGATGAGACTCGGATCGGGTGAGACATACTGAGTCAGCGGACCACTGAGAAGAAGTGTCAGGTAATAGCTCCGGGAACATAGCCCGAAGGAGCTGGTTTCGCTCCCATAGCTGTTTGATCTGTTTTAGCTTTTTGCGGGCGTTGTCACGGTTGTTTTGAGCAAGTAAGACTCTTATATTAGGATCGTTAATAGCTCGGAATATCGGGTAAGCTACAGTGCATACTGTGGTTTTGAGCCAACCACGAGGTAGGACGAACTTCTTACGACGCTTTGAACGATCTTGAAGCATGTCACAAACGGGTTTGTGGATGTGAGGGACCAACCATGAGAAGCCAAGTATTCCCTTAGCGAGAAAGTAAAGGGACGACTTGGCGTGCTCCCTCATTAGATCAAGGTCAATGTCAAAGACCTGGTCGGGGGAGGGGATTGAGATGGCTGGTTCAAGATTCAAAGATTGAATACTCAGGACTTTTTTGGAGCCTTTTTCTTAGGCTTTTTCTTTTTGAGAGCAACGTGTGCTCCCTTTTGAAGCTTAGTAATGGGTGTGTGAGATGGCATGAGAGGTTAGGTCTTGGTGACCACATAAGAGAAGATCGGTGCTTGTGCTTGGACGATCCATTTGGTCCCTGTTGAGACCACATAGAATCCAGCTCCGATTTGATCACCAGAACCTGTGAACAGGATTGTGGATGCTGCAAGGTCAGCGTCTGCAAGAATGTTGTCACCCTCGGCACTATTGAGTCGAATCTCTTGATCTACAGTTTGAGTGACCGTAGCGTGCCAACCTGTGAGGGTCACAGCAGGCAGGGTGATGTCAACGTCTGATGCGAACGTGACGAAGAAATGGACTCCTGAGTCATTGTTGACCCAAGTTATGTCAGCTGTAATCGCCCTCATGCGGGCCTTTGATCGTGGGGTACGACCATAACGACCGAGGAGGATTGATTCAGTTCTTCTTCTGGACATAGTTATGTCTCCTTTAGTTGTGAGAGATTCTTGACTAGCTTGACCTGATCTAGCCGCCTGATTTCGGGAGCTTGTGCTTGGGCTTCCCGATGTCCGATCCCGGCACTGAGCTCGGACGTTTGATGAACTTGCTCTTCATCGGAGATGATGCTGGGGTCGGCATCTTGTCGGTCGGCTGTTGATTCATTGATTTGGCCATCGGGAGGGATCTCCTTGCTCTCTCTGAGAGCGATCATGATAAGTGTTGCATCCTGAGGAGCTATCTCAATCTTGAGAACAGCTTCACCAGCTGCATGTTCGGATTCAGGTTTACCAATTGCACGGTCGAGGATAGATGAGGACGCTCTAAGTTGGACTGATGCATCGTCAGAATCCATTAGACTTACCATCGTTGCAGCAGCCGAAGGAGCCGCATCCACGATAATACTACGAGCTCGATCATCCGCTGCCTCAATCTCTTGATGGATTGTACCATTAGGATTGTTCCTTGACTCACCGAGTCGTCTCTGGATTTCTTTCTTGACTATGGGTGAACGGAGAACAATACTAACGCTAGTGGCGGTGCAACCTAGTATCTCAGCAACACCACGATTGGTTAGACCTGAGACGTGTAGGTCAACCATCTTGAAGTGTCGTGGGAGCATCCGCTGGATTTGTTGTTTGCGACCTGGGGTGGTTTCAGGAGATATAAGTGTCATAAGAGTGAAGGCTCCACTAGTCCATAGTATCCCATTGCAGCGTATCCAGAACC